GCACCTGGAAGGTCTGATCGGGATTGAACTGCCTGAGTTCGACGAAGGCGGCAGTCCGGCGAACAAAGCGCTTTATGAGCACTTCGGTCACGGCATCGGCCAAATCCAACTCGGCCCTCGGATCGACGAGCTGGACAATCACATCATCGCCCGGACGGACGTTCGCCTTCGGAGAAACGAACACCCGCTCGCCTGGCTCGAAGCGAGGAGCCATCGAATCGCCAACAATCTCGAGAGCGTAAGCGGCGTCATCACCAAGGAGGCTTTGCGGCCGGCTAACCCGATCGAGAATTTCACCCAAACGCAACTCGGTCATCTCAATTTCTGCGTCTCCCCAGCCGCCGCCGAGCGCAGTACCTAACAACGGTACGAGCTTCACGTTCCCCGGTGCTGCCAGAGCGTCCCGAATCTGGGCAGCAGTCAGCCCGGTTCCGCGAACCTCCGTCTTCACGAGCGGCTCGTCCTCGTTCATCAATTCGACGAGTTTCATGACTTCGGCACCCTGCCAGCGGCGAGCCTTGCCGTTCGTCGCAAGCGACTTCGACACCTTGTCCTCGGAAATGCCGAGCCGCGCGGCAAGCTCGCGGTTCGTCCAATTCCGGTCTTTGAGAAGCTTCCTGACGAGATCGCTGTCCACGCCCTCTTGGACAACATGGGCGCGAATATCGCAAAGACGATTATCGCAAATTAGGGCTTGCGACGAACTTGCGATTGTCGCATACGGTAGCAATGCAAACATACGCGGATCAGGTCATCGATGCATTGGGCGGGACGACGAAGGTCGCCACCGACATCGAAGCACCGACCTCAACGGTGCATAGCTGGCGCAAGATCGGCATCCCGTCATCGCGGCTCGCGCATCTCCGGCTGCTCGCCAAAGAGCGCGGAATCGAACTTCCAGAGCCGCCCGAACAAGCGGCCCAGGCTGCGGCGTGAGTTTCACGGTCTACGGCATCCGCCTCAAGGGCGATCCGGAGGTCCGGTATGTAGGCCTGACCTACAAGCCGCTTCAGCGCCGGCTGAAAGAACATCTCCGTACGCCGTGTTGCCCCAACCTTTCGCCGTGGCTCCGCGAAAATCTCGACAGGATCGACGTCTTCGCCATCGCCTCCGTCGAGGATCGGGAACGAGCGAAGGCAACCGAGAAGATCATCATCTCGCTTTGTGCGCGTCTCAACCACAGGCTGTTTAACCGAACGCATGTGCCTCTTCATTTGAGGCTCGCTGCATGAAACTCGCGCCGTCACCCTGTTCGGCTGCGACAGGACGTCGGAGGCTAGCCAAAGTCTCCGGCGTCCGCCCTTTCCTCGGACCATAGCTCCGGTGCGCGCGGGGAACCTCTGCATCGCTTCCGCCGTCATCGGCGGCTTCGGCCTCGCCGCGTGGGCGCTGGTGGCGCGCGTCGGGCGCGATCTCGATGAGGCTTGGGGGTTTGGCGAGCCGTTCGTGGAAGGTCTGCAGGCCGACCTGAAAAGCGGCGGGGACGGCTCTATGGCCGACCTGCAGGGTCACGCATCTCCGGTCACGCATCGCACTCATGACGGCAAGGCGACTAGCCGATGAACGGCGCGACTTTCCTTGGCAAACCGCAATCGCAGGTGCTCGGCGACGTCGGGACGGCCCTCCTGCAGATCAAGAACGCGCGCGGTCTGACCCTTGAGGACATGGGCCGCGACATCGGCGTCAGCCGGGAGATGGTCGCGCAATATATCGCGGGCGAGGCCGAGATGGGCTTCACCAAATGGTTCAAGGCTCGCGACGCCTACGACGAGCTTGAAGACCTGATCGCCGAAAGCGCAGCCGAACGTGAGGCGAAAGCTCGCCAGCGCGCGCTCGATCTCGGGGGCGGCAAGTGACCGACCGCCAGCGCCTTCTCAAGATGCTCAAGGCGATCGCTCGGCGACCGAAGCCGCGTTCCATCGTCTGTTACGACCACGCTTGGGCGGGAATCCCGCGCATCACGATTTATGACCGGCCTCGCCGCCGGAAAGCTCGCCGGATCAAGGGGGAGTGGGCGGCCCTTTCGCGCCCGGTAATTCCGCCGCAGCCGCGCCAGCTGCAACTGCCGCTCGATCTTACACAGAGCGGGGCATAGCCGATGGAGCGCGGGGTCACACGCTGGAACGACCGCGAGGCGCGATGGGCGCGGGCTTACCGTGAGCGGAACTACCGCAGCACGTCGCCGCACAGGAACACGGCCTCAATCCCCGTCGATGTTCCCGACGATATCACCGTGCTCACCCGCGATCCGTCGCCCTGCTTCAAGTGCGGCGAGAAGGACGGCTGTCGGCATCGGCCGTGGATGCTCGAAAATGTCTAGGGCTGCCACATCGCGCCTCAAGGTCAATCCGCCGCTAGGCTCACCGCCGACCCTCGAATGGCGCGCAGTAAGCGAGTTGCTGATCGACCCGAGCTATCAGCGCGAGATCAGCACCGGGCCCAGCCAGACGCTCATTCGGCGCATCGCCATGTTTTGGGATTGGGGCCTTTGTCAGCCCTTGGCAGTGTCGCGCCGGCCGGACGGCAGGCTGACGATTGTCGACGGCCAGCATCGGGCATCGGCGGCGAAGGTCCGGGGGGACATTCCTCATCTTCCGTGCGTCATCACCAGCTACGCCAGCGCGGGCGATGAGGCGGCTGCGTTCGTGGCACTCAATCAGATGAGGCGCCCGCTGAACGCGCTCGACCTGTTCAAGGCGGCGATTGCGGCAGAGGACAACGAAGCGCTGCTGATCCTGGATTGCATGAAGCGGGCGGGTCTTTCGCTCGCTCCGCACTCGAATTTCACCTGCTGGAAGCCGGGCATGATCGCCAACGTCGGCGGTCTGAAGGAGTGCCTTCGCTCCAAGGGGCATCACGTTCTTCGCGATGCGCTCAAGGTGCTGGCCCGAGCATACGACGGTCAGATACTTCGCTACGCAGGGACGATCCTCCCCGGCCTCGCGCATATCGTCGCCAACGAGCGTGTGGGCTGCGACAGCCGCGAAATCATCCAAGGTCGCGAGCAATTCATGCCCGGCATGATCGACCTAGTCGCAGCGTCGACGCAGAAAGAATGGACCGCTCTCATTATCGCTCGCGCGCAGCCGCCCATTGGGCGCCGGGCCGCAGCGGCGCTGGTGTTCGAAGATGCGTGGTCCGAGTTCCTTGAAGCTTATTTCGAGGAAGACTTTGAGGACGCCGCCTGATGGTGGCCGCCCGCACTCTTCGCCGGTTCGAGACGTCGCACGGTCGCGGTCGCATGGGCCAGATCGTCCTCGGCCAGCTGGACCCGGCCTATCGCTACGGGCGCACGCTCTTCCCGAGCCGCGTGTTCGATCCCGATGAGGTTCAGCGCGTCCTGAAGGACGGACAGCAGAGCCGCAAGATCGGCAAGTTCGTGACCAAGGGCAAGCTCAAGGGCTTTCCGATCTTCACGCTCACTCTGGAAGAGCGCGCAACATGCCCGCGCAGCTGCAAGGCCTGGGCCTTCTGCTTCGGCAACAACATGCAGGCCGCCGAGCGGATCGTCGCCGGCGAAGCATTGGAAGCGCGGCTGTGGGAAGAGCTTGCCGACCTCCAAGCGCGGCATCCCGGCGGCTTCCTCGTCCGACTTCATGTCCTGGGCGACTTCTACTCGGAGCGCTACGTCCAGCTGTGGCACGAAGCGATGGAGGCTTACCCGGCGCTGCATATCTTCGGCTACACGGCGCGCGACCCCAAGAGCGACATCGGCCAGGTCGTTTGCGAGATGCTCGGCGTATGGCCAGAGCGCTTCCACGTCCGGTTCAGCGGATGGAACGGCCCGCGCAATGGCGCGGTCGTCGTCAACAGCGCCGACGAGACGAACCACATCGTCTGTCCCGCGCAAACTGGAAAGACCGATTGCTGCGCGACCTGTGCCTTCTGCTGGCATAGCGACCGCACAATCGCGTTCCTCAAGCACTGATGCGCCGCTTCTTCAACCGCCCGCGCCCCGGCCGCACCGACGGACCCAAGGCGCTGCGTCGCGCACGCAAGTTGCTGCTGGAGGCGCGGCATCTGAACAACCTTACCGCCGAAAGCCTGGCGCGCGGCTGTGGCCTGCATGAGGCGACCGCGGCGAAGCTGATCGATGAAGAGGCTCGGCGGAGGGCGGGGCGGTGAGCCTCTTTGATCCGTGGACCGACGCGCCGAGCGTGGCGGCATTTCTCGACCGCCATCACTACCTCGGCGCGCTGCGGCGCGGAACCGCGTATCAAGACGAATTCGGCGTGATCGTCGTGAGCAACCCGACGGCGCGCAACCTGCCTCGCGACTGGCTCGAGCTGGCGCGCTGGTGCATCGTCTCCGAAACGAAGAATGCAGGCAGCCGCCAATGGGCTCATTTCGTTCGGGCTTGCCGCGAACGCTTTCCTGACGCCACAACCATCGTCTCCTATAGCGACCCCTCGGCGGGCCATACAGGCGCGCTCTACCGTGCCTGCAATTGGCATTGGGCGCCGACCTGGCATCGGCTTCGTCCGCCTCCGAGCGGCAATGGGTCATGGACGGCGGGCAAGCCGCAGAGTGTCAAGGACCGCTGGATATTCCCGCTGCGGCCAGATTCCTGTCGCCGGTATGTCCTTCGGTGCCGCGATGAAGCGATCTTGGCCCGCAAGCCGTGGGCCGAATACCGAGAGGGTAGGGGCGCCGACTTCCGCCAGTTCCAGCGAGAAGCCGCATGACCTCCGAGCTCGCGATCCAGACCACCTTCCGCGCGCGGTGCAAGATCCTTTGTCCGGGCGTCTCGGTGGTTGGAATCCCCAACGCGGGAAAGCGCACGCAATGGGCGGCGATGCAGGCGAAGCGCGAAGGCCTGGCGACAGGCTTTCCGGATGTCCTCTGTTTCTGGAAAGGCAAGGGCATCGCCGCGATCGAGTTCAAGGCCGAAACAGGGCGCCTCAGCCTCGCGCAGACCGAATGGCTGGCGCGGCTCACCGACATGGGCATCCCCTGTATCGTCAGCCGTGATCCCGATCATGCGCTGGAGTTTCTGCGCCAGTGCGGGGCGCCGTTTATCGGACGGATCGCCGCATGAACGCGCCTCCACCCGCCGGCGTATCGCGGCCACCCAAACGAGAAGACTACGAGCCAATTGTCCGCGGGCTGCGTCTGAACTGCGAAGGCGAGGAGCTGAAGCTCCGCACGAGCCTGCTCCTGATGCGCGACACCGCAATGGCGACGAAAGCGGCGGCGTGCGAACCAGCCTGGATGCTGCTCGACGTGATCGAGCGCGAAGCCAACCACTCGGCGCTGAACCACAAGCTGAAGGTCGAAGAGCTGCAGGTGATCCGCGATTCGTGCGTCCATTGCGCGATCGCGGCCCAGGGCTTCGACAAGCTCTACGTTCCGCTGTTCCCCGGCTTCGAAGGGGAGGCGGCCCATGCCAATCAGGCCTGAAAATCGCGCTCGCTACCCGAAGGATTGGAAGGCGATCAGCCAGCGCATCCGTTTCGAGCGCGCCCACAACAAATGCGAATGCGATGGCGAGTGCGGCGGAGATCACATCGGCCGCTGCAGCGTGGTCAATGGCACTCGCCACCCTATGACCGGCTCGGTTGTCGTCCTGACCGTCGCGCATCTGGATCACGTCCCCGAGAATTGCAGCGACGACAATCTGAAGGCGATGTGCCAGCGCTGCCACAACCGTTACGACGCGCCGATGCGGCGGGCTGGCATCAAGGCTCGACGGCGCGCTCTGGAGGCTGTCTCCGACCTTTTCGAAGGGGAGGCGGATGCCCGGCATGGCTGACTTCACAGACGATGGAGATTGGCCGGAGGGCTATGGGGCGACGTTCGTTCCGCCGCAAACCAACGTGGTGCCGCTGCAGCCGCCTGCATGGATGGACGAAATACCGCCCGTCGGCGAGCCAGCTCAGTCGCCAGCGCCCATCGTCGCTACCCCGTTCGAATGGCGCGCTGAAGCGGAAATCCCGCCGCGGCTATGGCTCTACGGCAAGCATTTGCTCAGGCGCTTCGTCAGCGTCGACGTCGCCGCCGGCGGGACAGGCAAGTCCAGCGTCAAGATCGGGGAAGCCTTGGCGATGGCGTCCGGCCGCAACCTCTACCATGTCGAAGTCCACGGCGGGCCGCTCACCGTCTGGCTCTACAACCTCGAGGATCCGGCCGAGGAATCGGAGCGGCGCCTCCACGCCACCGCCAAATGGTTCAAGATCGCGCCCGCCGACGTCGAAGGGCGTCTGTTCGTCGACAGTGGCCGCGACCAGCGCTGCGTCATCGCGTCGGAAACCGAATACGGCGCCCGCATCGCTCAGCCGGTCTATGACATGCTCAAGGGACAGCTGCTCGAGCGGAAGATCGATGTCCTCACCATCGACCCGTTCGTCAGCAGCCACGAGGTAAGCGAAAACGACAACCGCGCGATCGACGCCGTGGCCAAGGCATGGGGCCGCCTCGCCGACGAGTGCAACTGCTCGATCAACCTCGTCCACCACGTCCGCAAGGGCAACGGCCAGGAGAGCAATGCCGACTCGGCCCGCGGCGCGAAGGCTTTGGTCGATGCCGCCCGCAGCGTCCAGGTCTTCAACCGCATGAGCCCTGACGAAGCGGCAATGGCCGGCATCGCGGAAGACCAGCGCGGTTTCTACTTCAGGGTCCAGAACGACAAGGCGAACCTCGCACCGCCGGACAAGGCGGCATGGTATCGAATGAATAACGTCAGCCTCGACAACGGCGATCAGGTCGGGGTGGCGTGTCCGTGGGAATGGCCGGAGCTGTTCGAAGGCATTTCCACGCAGCATCTGATCGCAGCGCAGAAGGCGATAGGGCAGGGCGAATGGCGGCTGGACGTCCGCTCGGGCGATGCTTGGGTCGGCGTCCCGATCGCCCGCGTCCTCGACCTCGATCCGAAAAAGCACGGCAAGCGCATCGGCAAGATCGTCGCTCAGTGGATCGAAAACGAGGCGCTGAAAATAGTCGAAAAACCCGACGCCTGGAACAAGCCGAAGAACTTCGTGGAGGTCGCAAATTGGGCCACGGAATGACCTTCGCGGACTGCCGCACGACTGCCGTAGCAGTGCCGCAGCGGAGGTGCTTAGCGGCAGTCCCCCCTAAAGGGGAACGACTGCCGTCACGCATCCTCTGCACCGTAGCTGACTGGCGCAGGACTGGCGGCGAGTGATGCGGGGGTCGAACCAGATGAAGGCCCAGGCAAGCGCTAGGCCGTTCGTCTATGCGGGCTACCGGCAGACGCAGCTCTTGCCCTACTGGAGCGCCTATTCCGCCGAGCATGGGCGCGAGCCGAGCTACAACGTCGCGGCGAGGGACTTGGGCTGGCCGGACAAATGGACGGTCCGCGATGCGGTCAAGCGGCTGAGAAGGCGCGGGCTGCTGTGAAACAACGCACACCCTTTCCGGCGAAAAGCTGTGGCAAAAGCGCTCGTGTGCTCACGCCCAAGCAGCATCGGTTCGTCGACGAGTACCTGATCGACCTCAACGCGACCCAGGCCGCGATCCGTGCCGGGTATAGCGAGCGGACGGCCTATTCGATCGGCGATGAGAACCTGAAAAAGCCTGAAATCGCCTCCGTCATCCAAGCTGCGATGGACGAGCGCTCGCAACGCACTGAAATCACGGCGGATTATGTGCTGACCTCAATCGTCGCGACGATGGAGAAATGCAAGGAGCTGGCGACGTTCAGCCCCGCCGCAGTGCTGAAGGGCGCCGAACTGCTCGGCAAGCACCTGAAGCTGTTCACCGAGAAGCACGAGCTCAGCGGCCCGAACGGATCCCCGATCACCGTCATCGAACTGGTCGCGCCGAGCAGGCCAGCGACGATCGACGTCGTGCTGGGCGAGCCTGAATGACCATCCAGCGCATCGAGCTCCCGCCCAAGCTCATCCCGGTGTTCACCGGTCAAGCGGACTATCGCGGAGCCTATGGCGGCCGTGGTTCGGCCAAGACGCGCAGCTTCGCCAAGATGACCGCGGTGAAGGCGCTGCAGTTCGCTGCCGCCGGCGAATCAGGGCTGATCGTCTGTGCCCGCGAGTTCATGAACAGCCTCGATGAAAGCTCGCTTGCCGAGGTCAAGGAAGCGATCGCTTCGGAGCCTTGGCTGGCCGAGCATTTCGACGTTGGCGAGAAGTACGTTCGCACCCGCGACAATCGCATCGAATATGATTTCATCGGCCTGTCGCGGCACCTGGATTCGATCAAGTCGAAGGCGCACATCCGCCTGCTGTGGGTGGACGAGGCCGAGCCGGTTTCGGAGACAGCCTGGTCGAAGGCCGTCAACACGGTGCGCGAGGACGGCGCCGAGATTTGGGTGACGTGGAACCCGGAGCGCAAGAACAGCGACACCCACCGCCGCTTCCGGGCCGAACCTCCGTCGCGCTCCAAGATCATCGAGATCAACTGGCGCGACAATCCGTGGTTTCCCGAAACGCTCAACCGCAAGCGCCTCGACGACAAGGAGAAGCGGCCCGACAGCTACGAGCATGTGTGGGAAGGCGATTTCGTCAGCGTCGTGGAGGGTGCCTATTACGCCCGGGCGCTGACCGACGCCAAGGCTAAGGGCCATATCGCGAGGGTCGACTTCGATCCGCTGATGACGGTCAACCTCTTCTGCGACATCGGCGGGGCTGGAGCGAGGGCCGACGCCTTCGCCATGTGGCCAGCGCAGTTCATCGGCCGCGAGGTGAGGGTTAGGGACTATTACGAGGCCGTCGGGCAGCCGCTGGCAGCGCATTTGGCGTGGCTCAGGCAGATCGGCTACACGCCGGAGAAGGCGCAGTTCTGGCTGCCTCACGACGGCGCCTCGAGCGACAAGGTGTTCGCCGTTTCCTACGAGAGCGCGCTGCGCTCGGCGGGGTACCGCGTCACCATCGTCCCCAACCAGGGCAAGGGCGCAGCTGCTGCCCGGGTCGAGGCTGCGCGACGGCTGTTCCCGTCCGTGTGGTTCGACGAGGAGACGACCGAGGCCGGGCGCGATGCGCTTGGCTGGTATCACGAGAAGCGCGACGACAAGCGCGGCATCGGGTTGGGGCCGAACCATGACTGGTCGAGCCATGCCGCCGACGCGTTCGGGCTGATGTGTGTCGCCTACCGTCCGCCGGTCGAGAAGCAGTTGCCGAAAGCAGCAGCGTTCGTCGGTGCCGGTGAAGCGGGGTGGATGCGGTGAGACACGATCCGCCTACCCGCTGCGAGCGATGGTTCGCAATGTTGATGAAGGTGTGTCAGCCAGAGGCGCGCTCGCCGCTCACAATCCCCGATTACCACGCCGTACGGCAAGAAGGCTTGAGGAATTGGCGGTATGGCTGCTGATTACATCTTCACCGAGACGCGCCTACGCAACGGCACGATCTGCCTGCGCTGGGCGAAGCGCGGGCGCGAGTTCGATCAGCTCGACTTTTGGGTTCTGCCCGCAAACGGGGTTGAAGCGGCCAAGGCCCGCATCCGCTCCGGCGAGTTCGAGATGGTTGGCGCCAATGGCTGAGAAAACGAACGATGGCGGCTTCGACCGTGGAGCGTTCAACGCGCTTTCATTTTGTCGCTGTGTCCGCGGCTTCACGCTTACGGTAAACGAGGCCGCGAGCAACTACCTCGTGCCACCCACCTTCGCGTTCGATCGCATCGAAGACTTAGCCGCGTGGCTTGTCGAGCAATACGGCGAGTCCGATGGCTGAGCCCCGCAAGGATGGCATCGACGAGCTTTGGCCGCGTGTCGATGCGGACTCGTGGCAGGAAGCTCTCGAACTTGGTGTCCTGTGCACGGCGCCGACAGAGTTCCGCTGCCCGAACGGCGTCACAATCACGATGGGCTTCGGTCTGATCAAACTCGCGGAGCCGAAGAATGGCTGACGCCTTCGCCACCGAGGTCCGCGAGCGCTATGCCGCCGCCGAGGAAGCGGATTCGAAGAACTGCGAGCAGGCCAACATCGACCTGAAGTTCGAGGCTGGCGAGCAGTGGGATCCGGCAATCCGCCAGTACCGCGAGAGCAACCGCCCGTTCCCGTTGCCGTGCCTGACGGTCAACACGACGCAGCAGTTCACGGCCCAGGTCGTGGGCGACTGGCGGGCGAACGAAACATCGATCAAGGTCCTGCCGCGCGAGGACGGCGACAAGACGGTTGCCGAAATCCGCTCCGAACTCATCCGCTCGATCGAGCTGCAGTCGAAGGCCGACCGGGTTTATGCCTCCTCGCTCGCCTATGCCGCGTCGTGCGGCATCAGCAACTTCCGGGTCGACATCGATTACGCCTATGAGGATGCGTTCGAGCGCGACATCTTCATCCGCGACATCCCGCATCCGCTGGCGGTCAAATGGGACCCGCTGGCAAACGACCCGACCGCCAACGATGCTGGCTGGTGCTTCGTCGCCGATACCATGACGGCCGACGAATATGAGCGCGCTTACCCCGATGCGGCCAAGCCGGCGATGATTGCCAAGGATGCTGGCGCCTTCTGGGGCGACGACGACACGGTTCATCCGCAGGAATATTGGAAGATCGTCGAGAAGCTGCGGACCTTCGCGATGATGAAGGACGGCTCGGTGCACGATGTCACCGACCTCCCCGAGAAGAAGTGGCGCGGGGACGTGTTCGTTGACCCGCAGACTGGCGAGCCGGTGATCCGCGAGAAGGCGAAGTGCAAGTACGCGGTCAAGCAGATGACCAACGGACTCGAGGCGCTGACCGACCCCTACGAGCTGAAGCTGCCGCGGCTGCCGATCATCCGCGTCATGGGCCGCGAGATATGGACCGAGGACGGCAGGGTGCGGTTCGGGCTCGTCCGGTTCCTCCGCGACAGCCAGCGCTACAAGAATTACAACCGATCGATCCGCGCCGAGCTGCTGATGCGGGCGCCGCGGGTCAACTTCTTCGCTCCGGCGTCGGCAGTTGAGGGCCGCGAGGGCGATTTCGAGAATGCGCTGATCTACAACGACGGCGCCCAGGCCCCGACCGAGGTCACGAACAACAATCTCGGCGCGCTGCTCCGCGAGGAGGAGATGTGCGCGCAGGACATGATGGACGTGACCGGCATCCACGAAGCGTCGCGCGGGATGCCGTCGAACGAGCAGAGCGGGAGGGCGATCCTTGCCCGCCAGAAGGAAGGCGATATTGCGGCGATCGTCTACCACGACAACATGCTCGCGGCGCAGCGTGAGGCAGGCGAGGTCATCAATGCGCTGATCCCGCAGGTCTACGACACGGCGCGGACGATCCGGACGGTGGGGCCCGACCTCGGCGTCAAGCTGATCCGCATCAACGATCCGATGATGCTCGCGAACGGCAATCCCGACCCGGCGCAATTCACGCAGGGCGAGAACGACCCGCGCTATCAGGCCGCGGTGAAGCAATACAAGGGTGTTTCTGCGGCGGTTCCGGACCTCGCCGTCGGCAAGTACGACGTGACGGTCACGACCGGCCCGACCTTCGCCACGAGACGGCAGGAAGGCGTCGCCCAGCTGATGGATTTGGCCAAGCAGGCGCCGATGATCGCGCAGGCGGCCCCGGACATCATCGTCGGGGAAATGGACCTCGTGAACGGCGACGCCTTGAAGGAGCGGCTGAAGAACACCGTTCCGCCGCAAGTCTTGGGCGACGATGCCAACGAAGACCTCAGCCCGGAGCAGCAGCAGCAGAAAGAGCAGCAGGCGCAAAAGGCGCAGCTCGCCGAGCAAATCCAGGCGCGAGGCGCTGTCGCCGACGTCGAGCTGAAGGAGGCGAACGCCGCCAAGGCCAAGGCCGACGCGATCAAGGCCGTGTCCGAGGCGCAGTCGGAAGGCCAAGGCGAGGCCCAGCCCAATCCGCTGATGGTGCTGCAGGATCTCCGGCTCAAGACGGCGCAGGCCGACCAAGCCGAGGCGAATGCGGCCAAGGCGCAGGCGGAGGCGATGAAAGCCGTCGCCGAGCTCGGCGGCACGTCTGACCCCGAGGGAATGCAGCGCAACGAGATCGAAGCTTACAACGCCATCACCAAGCGCATCATCGCGCTAAAACCCTATACGCCACCGGCGCCTGACGACAACGAGGACATTGCGGCATGACCGACGACACGCAGCAGACTGAACCCGAAAACGATTTCGCGAAGTTCGAGGCCGATGCGAAGGCCGCCGAGCCGCCTGCGGAGGAAGCGCGCACCGAGGAAGCCGCCGACGACACGCTCGAGCTAGGCGGCGAGGAAGCGCCGGAGCTGACCGAGGAGCAGAAGGCCGAGGAAGCGGCGAAGAAGGAGCGCAGCCGCCCGTGGTCGAAGCGCGTGGACATCCTCACCGCCCGCAACGCCGAGAAGGATAGGCGCATCGCCGAGCTGGAGGCTAAGCTGGCGGGGCAGGAGCCGGCGCCGACGCTCGACGAGGTGATGGCCAAGGAACCCAAGGAGGAAGATTACGAGTTCGGCAAGGCCGATCCCGATTACCAGGAGGCGCGGCAGGACTGGAAGCTCGAGGTCCGCGACGCGAAGAAACGCGCCGACGAGGGTGAAGCGAAGAAGAAGAATTACGAACACGCCGCCGTCGCCGAGGTCATCGGCAAGCTCGAGGACGGTCTCGCTGCGGCAGGGAAGGCCGGAGCCGAGAAGTATGAGGATTTCGAGGAGAAGATCGCCGAGGCGGTCGAAGCGCGCGGCGGCGAACCGATGCCGCCGCTGCTCAACATCGGAATCGCGGTTTCGCCCGTCGGCGCGGACATCACCTACCGCTTGGCGACAGACCCGGCCACGGCCGAGAAGATCGAGAAGCTGGCGACGACCAACGTCCCCGGCGCTGCTGTTGCTTTGGGTGAGCTCGAAGGCGAGTTCCTCCCCGCCGACAATGACGATGCCGACCTCAATCTCGCCGATCCGCTCGACATGCTGCGCCTCAACGGCCGCATGAAGGCTCGGCTCGCGGGGAAGGCTGCCGCCAGTGGCGAAACCGCCCGCAAGGTCACTCGCGCGCCGAAGCCCGCGGAACATGCGGCAAGGGGCGCGACGGGCCAGTTCGAGGTCCGACCCGACACCACCAATTTTGCTGCGTTCGAGAAGCTGGCGGCTAAGCAGGCGGCGAAGTGAGCGGGCCCGTTCCCATCCGCAAAGGCGTCAAGCCGGAAACAGACTTTGGCCGCGAGCTGCTGGACTTCTGCTCGACGCGGATTGTCGAGTTCACGGAAGCTTACGACACCCCGCCGACCACCATCGCGCTCGTCCTCTCCGGTCAAAAGAACGACTACAGGTTCACCGACGCCCATAGCTGGGATGCTGCCGAGAAGCGGTCGAAGCTGGAAACGTGCAGCCTGGCAGCGGCAGTCCTGCTGAAGCGGGCAATCGAGGGATGAGGAGGGTATCATGAGAGCATCGTCAAGACCAGCGGGCGACGCAGTAGCGATCGTCGACGGGGCCGTTTTCACGCGCTGCGCCGCGATCAATGCCTCGGCGGACTGCACCGCGACGATCACGTTCGCGAGCGGCCGCGTGGTGACGGGCTATGCCCTCATCAAGGGCATCAACCCGATCCAGGCGACCAAGGCATCGAGCATTTCGACCGGCTCGCTGTGGGCGCTCTACAACGTCGAGTGACGAGGAGCCGGCAGTGGCGCGCGACCTCGGCATAGGTATTGGCATTGGCTTGGAGCTCGGCGGCATTTGCAGGCCACCTGTCAGCCTGACTCCCAACCCGAACGCATCGCTCCATTTCGCCGATGAAGCGTACAGCTTCGGGGGATCGAGCAAGACGCTCGCCGAATGCCTGACCGGCTTCGACCATTCGTCTGTCGTTCCAGGCGAGGGGTGGGTGTTGCAAGGCACGGCGAGCGCGTCGGATTTCGTGCTTTCGACGCCCGAGCTGTTCGCAGCGGTCGGCGCGTCGAATACGGCGGTCTTCGATGTTTCGGTCGTGGTCGGCGCGGGCAGCAACCTCTCGTTTGAGGTTCTGGACGATGACGGAGCCTCAAGCAGCATCGGCTCCGGCGCCGACATATTCGGAGGCTTCAACGGCCTCTATATCGACGACAAGGCCTCAGGCAGCCAAGTCCTTACGCCGTTCCTGGCCCCGCTGGTCACCGGCGACTATCGCATCGTCCAAAGCCTCGATCCGGCGGGTTGTCTCTTTTGCGTCAACCACGGCGCTGTCGCCCCATATTCTCCGGTCGATCCAACCAAGTTCTCGGCCTACATGCAATTCTTCAACTACATTTGGATCAACGGAGTCGACGGGGCGAAGATCACCTGTCGCTCCCTAGACTTCTATTCTCTGATTACCGACACTGCGGTCTTGCGGGCGCTTTAAGAGGGTGTCGCGTGATCTTGGAATAGGTCTTGGCCTGGGCCTTGGCATAGGCACGGGCGGTTCGTTTGCATTACCGGCGCCGATCGCCATCGTCGATTTCCAGAACGGCCATTACGTCGACACCGATGGCGTTTCGCGCAGCTTCGCCGACATTCTCGACCCGTACCACAACGTCGCCGCGGCGGTTGCGGGCGAGGGCCTGCAGATCACAGCAACCCAGGCGTCGGCTTCCGACAGCGTGTTCTCAACGCCGGAGTTCTTCGCGCCGATCACGCCCACCCACTCAGGCGTGTTCGACATTAACGTCCAGTTCTCCGGCGACGGTGAGCTGGCTGTCGTGGTCTTCGCAAGCAATTTTTCGGAGACTGACGGCCGCGCAGTAGGACCAGGCGCGGAGTTCTGGAGCGGCGCGCCCGGCACCTTCGACGGCTTTTACATGGAGGACAAAAACAACATCGACGCCGAAGTTCGCGCGCTTGTCAGAGCTCCCCTAACGGTCGGGGACCACCGCATCTCATATTCGATCAGCCCGAGCCTGTGCATGACCTCCGTCGATGCTGGCCCCGTCGTATCCTACGTCCCCGCGCCTCACACCGATTTTTCGGTGTTCGATCGCTTCAACTTCTACATCTGGCGCAGGAACCTCAACGCCACGCCAACCCTTCGGCGGTGGCTGGGGTATCGGCACATCGCCAACCCGAAGATTCTTCAGGCGCTCTGCTCATAACCGCTTGCGGATCACGATCATCTTCCAGCGGCTAAGCTTCTGGTCGTCATCTGAGATCGCGAACCAATGGCTATCGCCGATGATCGGCTCGACAAGGCGCGGCGTCCGGTAAAGCGGCTCGGTGCTTCCGATGTCTTCGATGAAATAGAATCCGCCCGCCTTTAGCTTGGGGAAGAAGTTTCGGAGGGTCGCAAGCTGGTCTTCGCTCGCATGTGAGCCGTCATCGATGATGACGTCGAGCCCGGGGATGTCGAGCTTGGCCGTGGCGTCAGGGTCAGTCGAATTGCAGAGGAAGGTTCTGATCCGCTCCTCGACGAACTGCGTTCCCGCCCAAATGTCGACGCCGAAAATCTGTGCGCGGGGGAAATAGTCACGCCATGCCCTGAGCGAGGCGCCGGGCTTATAGTCCGCATCGGCCCAACCGAACATTGTCGAGGGAGCTTTCGGGTCGAGCGTCCCGATGCCAATTTCGAGCAAGGCTTCAACGCTCTCGCGCCTGTCGCGGAGCAGCATTTCATACGCCGGGGCGTAACAGCCCTTTGAGCCGGTTCCCACTCTTCGGAAGAGATCGAGCAGACGCATCTCCGCGCCCTTGCCACACCGCGCAAACAACGCACACCCCCCGGCCCGGATTTTCATGCGATAAGAACGGCCATTCGCGGCGAGTGACGGTCGGGACCGACGCTCGTGTCTGTGACAGATGACCAGGGCAGCGCCTTCCCGGCTTTCTCCGCGCCCCGGTGAGATCCCAGCTCATCGGAGGCCGTCATGGCAAATCAGTTTCTCAATGCCCAGGAATATGCGAACACGATGCTCCTGCTCGCCAAGAACCAGCTCGTCACGGGCAAGCTGGTCGCGGGCAAGTTCGAGAACAAGGTCACGGACGAGAACGGGCTGACCGTTTCCGTCAAGCGGCCGCCGCGCTTCGCCCGAAACGATTCGTCCGCGCTCTCGGCGGCGCTTGCGGCGCAGGACATCATCACCGGCTCGGTCAACGTCGCGGTCGACCAGTACGCCAAGGTCCACATCAGCGTCGGCGACATCGAATACGTCCAGAGCTTCAACGAGCTCATGCGGAACGAGACGATGAAGTCGGCCGCCTCGACCCTGGCGCACCAGATGGACGCGCACCTGCAGCGGCAGGTCGCGAAGTTCTCGGGCTACATCGGCACGGGCACGTTCAGCACCGACCCGTCGAACAACATCGGCTCACCGGCGGAGTTCAACCGGGTCCACACGCGGCTGATGAACAACGGCGTCCCCAACAGCGACCTCGTTGCGACGGTCCTGTTCGACGATGCCGAGGAAATCCGTGGCTCTCTCATCGGCGGCAACATCCAGGACGTGAACCGCACGGCCCTCGAGAAGGCGCGCGTTCCGATCCTGAGCGAGATCGACGTCTATGCGACCCAGCAGTGCCCGTCGATTACCGTCGGCAGCCGCGTCGCCGGTTCGACCTCGCTGATCGACAACGGCACGCTCAGCGTCAACTACCGCGACGTCAAGACCACGATGTACCAGACGCTGCACATCGACGGCCAGACCTCGGGCAAGACGATCGTCGTCGGCGAGCAGTTCACCATCGACAACGTGTACGCCTACGATTGGCGCAACCAGGTGACGCTTCCCTATCTGCAGGTGTTCACCGTGCTCGGCGGCGCTTCCACCGCGACCGGCACTGTCGCCGTCGGTTCGGCGCTTGGCACCGCGATCACCACGGACTCGGGCGGCGACATCGACCTCTACATCAGCCCTCCGATCATCGTCCCCAACACCTCGGACGGCGTTTCGACGGCGGCCAACACCGCGTTTGCGACCTGCAATGCGGCGGCGGTCGACGGGGCTGCGGTCACGCACCTCGGCGTCGCGTCCACGACCCGCCGCGTCCGCGCGGCCTGGACCAAGAGCGCGATCACGATGGTCTCGGCGCAGCTGCAGAAGCCCTTCACCGGGGAATCGAGCTTCGCCAACGACCCCGATACCGGCATCTCCATCCGCTACTGGCGCGGGTCCGACATCTCGACCGGCGCCCACGTCCATCGGTGGGACTGCCTGTTCGGCGCGCAGAACCTCGATCCGCTCATGGGCTACCAGATCAGCGGTTCGTAACGTCATGCTGGTCGGTGGTTTGTACCCCTTCCTCCGGCCAGCACTTCAAGGAGTGCTAAAGCATGGCTGACAATCTCTGGCTCGGAGCGGTTCGGAAGGGTCTCGCAGCCAACAAGCCGACCGTCCCCGACTGCTCGGCGGACACGTTCCAGTTCTATTTCGAGACCGACACCGGCAAGCTCAATTATGCTCCGTCGGGCGCGTCGGCGTGGCGCTCGCTCGGCGGCGGGAGCGCCGGCATCCAGCCCACGCCGACGGCCAAGACCGGCAGCGCGACACTGACCATCGCCGAGTTGCAGACGCGCATCATCACGGCAACCTCCGCTTCGGCGGTCGCGCTGACGCTGCCGACCGGGACGCTGACCGACGCAGGCGTGCTCGGCGGTGCTTCGAACAATGACGAATCGTTCGAGTGGACCGTCATCAATCTCGGCTCCTCGTCGGGCGCGGTCACGATGACGGCCGGCACCGACCACACGTATGTCGGCGCCGCGGTGGTGGCGATCGCGACTTCGGCGCGGTTCCGCACCCGCAAGACCGCGGCCAACACCTTCGTCACCTACAGGATCGCGTGATGGCAGACGAGTTCGGCAGGGAAGCGCCAGCGCCGTCGCAGGAGTTCCAGGCGCCGGAAGCGGGGGACGTCGAGAAGGGCTTTCCCTCGTTCCGCTACGGCCCCAGCGGGCAGAAGGGCGTCTTCCAGTGCGCGGCCGACGTGCCCAAGGGCTGGCACGACCATCCGTCGAAGGTTTCGGGCGCCACCGATCCAGCTAAAGCCGAAGTCGAGCCGCGGCGTCCCGACAAGGCGGTCATCATGAAGGATCTGCAGCGCCTCGGCGTGCCGTTCAACCCGATGACCAGCGCATCGACGCTGTGGACCCTGCTCAAATCGTCCCGCGAGGTCGCGGATAAGGCCGGCGCCAAGCCCAAGAGCGAGCTTCAGGCGCTGCGCGAGCGTCACAAGGCCCTGACCGGCAAGATGCCGTCTCCGAAGGCCACTGTGAAGCAGCTCCAGGCCGCGATCGACAAGCTGGAGCGGAAGTGATGGCGAAGCTCTCGAGCAGGGCGAGGAAGGCGCTTCCGGCCAGCAAGTTCGCGGGCCCGAACCGCAGCTTTCCGGTGCCGGATCGAAGCCACGCGGCCAACGCCAAGGCCCGCGCGACGCAGGCGGTCAACGCAGGCCGGATGAGCAAGGCGCAGGCGGCGAAGATCGACGCCAAGGCCAATCGCGTCCTCGGCAAGGGCAAGAAGAAGTAGCGAAAAGGACGCCGGGCCATGACGCTCGCCAGCCAGATCATCTCGCGAGCGTACCGGCGGCAGAACACCGTCGCCAAGGTCTCCTCGCCGGACTCGACCGAGCAAGCCGAGGCGCTTGCGCTGCTCAATCCGATCATCCTTTCCGCGCTTGGGAACGAAGCCGGTTCCGAGCTTAGGGACCTCACCATCGGCGGCCAGTTCGACCAGCGGGCGCTGACGACCCAATGGGTGCCAGCGGACGCGCGCATTGTCCTTAGCAGCCTCTCGGCCGCAACGACGCTGTACCTCCATCCCCGGCCTTACGAGGGGCAGCGCCTCGCGCTTGCCGATCCCGGCAACACCCTCACCGCCCACAACCTCACGCTGAATGGCAACGGGCGCCAGATCGAGGGCGCGGCCACCCTCACGCTCTCCACCAACGGCACGGTGCGGCAGTGGATGTACCGCGCCGACACCGGCAATTGGGTGAAGATCGCGAGCCTCGCCTCGTCCGACACGATGCCGTTCCCCGAAGAGTTCGACCCCTATTTCATCAACGCGCTGGCGATCGAGCTCAACCCGCAGAACAGCGAGCAGACCACTCCTGAGATCGCAGCCGCGATGAACCGCTCGCTTGCCAAGCTACGCGCCCGTTACCGGCGCAGGCGGCGCGTGCAGGAAATGGACACGCTGCCGCGGCGCGGCAGCCTGACGCAGCCCTACAGCAACGGGAGCACCCCGTTTTGGTGAGGGTGAAGCTCGGGATCACGGATTGGTCGCGGTCGGTCGCCCAGGAGCCCGACATCGCGCTCGGCAACCGTTACTTCGAGCAGGATCCGACGAACCTCGACGTCGAAGTGGCGCTGCTGACGCGCCCAGGCCTCAAGCGATGGAAAACGATCGGCTCGGGCCCGATACGGCAGTCCTATTCGCAGCCAGGCGCGTTCGACGAAGCTGAGTTCGTCGTTTCCGGCAACACGCTCTACCGGATCGACCCCGACGAGACCGAGACGACCATCGGGACGCTCGGAACCTCGACGGGCGGCGTCAGCCTCGCGGCTACGGACACTTACCTGTTCGTCGCCGATGGTGACTCGCTCAAATATTACACGACCAACGACTACGCCAAGGGGACGCTGACCGTCTCCGGGGCGATTTCGGCCGGCGAGACTGTGGTCATCGGCACGGTCCATTATGAATTCGCGGCCGATGTGACCACCGGGACGCCGGACGGGACGAGCGCCAACCCGTGGCTGGTCGCGCTCGGCGGCTCAGCCTCGCAGGCGCTGCAGCATCTTTTCGACGCGATCGGCAACACCGGCGTCGCCGGGACCGACTACAACTCGACCTTGACCGGCAATCCCGATGCCGCCGCCGTCAGCGTAACCGCCACCGTATTGGTCGCTCGCGCGATCGACCCGGGAACAGGCGGCAATTCGGTCACTACCACGGAAACCCTCGTCAATGGCTCGTGGGGCGGCTCCACCATGTCGGGCGGCGGCGGCTCGTCCTTCGCCTCGGTGGCGGTCCCGGACAACGACGGCATCGTTTCGGTCGCTTCGATAGCGCAATATGTCATCTGCGTCGTCGCGGCGGGCCAGGATAAGAACGGCCGCTTCTACTGGATCGAGCCGGGCGAGACGACCATCGACCCGCTGAATTACGCGACGAACGAACGCTCACCAGATTCGACGACTGACGCGATCGTGGCCGGCGACCAGGTGTGGTTCCCCGGGCAGGATTCGATCGAGGTCTGGTATCCGGCGGGCGATCCGCTGATCCCGTTCCTTCGCCAGCAGGGCCGTTTGTTCGAGCGCGGCGCATGGCCGGGAACCGTGTTCCGGATCGGCGAGAGCATGATGCTGGTCGATTCGACCGGCAGCGTGTGGCAGGTGACGGACGCCCCGCGGCTCGTTTCGACGCCGGGGATCGCGCAGCGTATCCGCGAAGCGATCAACGCCGACAGGGCGGCCTGACATGGCCCTGACCTTCGACAAGCAGCTGACCAACGAGTTCTTCGCGACGCTTGCCTATACGTCGCCCAACGGCCGCTATCGGGTCATTCCGCCGCAAAGCCCCTTCTCCATCCTCGACATGGCGGGGCCGACTTACACCTACAACACGCCCTCGAACGCGCTAGATTTCGACCAGCTCGACGCTTCGGTGATCGACGACGACGGGACCATTTACTCGCTGGACGGAAATTCGACTCCCAACTTCGTCAAAACCAGCAGCTTCGGCGCTTCGGACATCTCGCTCCTCCGCTTCTTCAACGGCGCGCAGGGCGGCATGGGAAACATGACCCTGTTCATTTCCCCCGTGGACGGGAGCAGGCGCGTCTGTTTCGGCAGCAATGACGGCGCCACCCTGCTCACCGACCAGCGGGTCTACGTCTACAACCCGAGCCTCGACACTTACGACGAGTTCACGTCGGTCAACTCGCCGTTCATCTCGCAAGGCCCGTTCGACCAGGACCTCTACGGGGACATTTGGGGCTTCTCCTGGGACGGCACGACCTTCAAGGCGTGGCGTGTCGTCGACTTCGGATCGGGCTCGATCGCTCCGGATTATTCCGAGGTCACGCTGGGCATCACCGCCGATCCGGGAGTGAGCGCGACGCACACGGATTCCGGATGGGTCGTCTCGCTCGGCAACAACCAGGTGCTGGCCCTGCTTAGCACCGACGACTTCTCCGTGATTACGAGCCGCGACTATGGCGGCGACCCGGCGGGAAGCTCGAGCGTCGCGAACTTCACTCTCGACGACATCCGACCGGGCCTGACCTCGTTCTGGATACCGGCGGCGATCAACGGCGACCCGAACAACGACTTCCAGGGCGTCGAGAAGATCAACGCCGCCGATCTCACCACGCTCGACAGCCACTTGCTCAGCGATTGGGTTGGCGTGGGCGGCACGCCCGACACGACGCAGAGCGTGCCTTTCGCCTATTTCCCATCCTACGACGCATTTTACACCGAGTATCAGGATCCGGACACCTTCGACCTTTACTCGGTCATTCGCTATTTCGGAGACGAACCGCCGCCGGGCCCCGGTGTAACGACCTCCCGCGCATGGGGGTTTTCGCTCGACGGGCACGACTTCTACGTCCTCCGGCTCGGCGAGTCAGCGACCCTCGTTTTCGACCTCACGACGCAGCAATGGAGCCAGTGGAGCAACCCTGACCTCGCCTACTGGCGGCCGCACTGCGGGCAGAACTGGCAGGGCATGGCGGGAACGCTCGCCGACGGCGGCACCGATGTCGTCTGCGGCGACGACACCGAGGGCGTCCTCTACCGCCTCGATCCGACCTCCGGGCGCGATGACGACACGGGCACAGGCGATGCGGCGTTCACCCGCACCGTCACCGGCGCGATCGCGCTCTCCGGGCGCGACACGAAGCCATGCGGAGCCTTCCAGCTGACCTGCGCCCTCGGCTCGCCTTCGCAGTCCGGCGCCGCGATCACGCTCGAAACTTCGGACGATTTCGGGCAAAATTGGCTGAGCCACGGGTCTGTGACGCTGGCCGCAGGCTCTTTTAGCCAGGTCGTCGAGTGGCGGGCGCTGGGCCTGATGCGGCAGCCGGGACGCATCTTCAAGCTCACCGACGACGGGGCGACGGTCAGGATCGGCCGCGCGGACGCGCGATGAGCGCGAGCCCGGTCCCGCCGCTTCGCACCGGCGTCAAGATCGTCGACCAGAGCGGCGGCCCGACACCCGCCTTCATCCGCTGGTTCAACGACGCGGTTGCCAGCCTTGTCGCAACGATCAGTTCCGCCAACGCCGCGCAGTCCTCGGCCGACGAGGCGCTGACCGGGCTCGACTCCAAGGCCGACGTCACGCGCCAGATCATTGCCGGGGCGGGCCTGACCGGCGGCGGCGACCTGTCAGCCGACCGGACGCTGAATGTCGGCGCCGGAACCGGGATCTCGGTCGGGTCCGATACCGTGGGCCTGACCAACACTACCGTTGTTGCCGGCAGCTACACCAACACCGATCTCACCGTCGACGCACAGGGACGCATCACGGCGGCCTCGAGCGGGTCCGGCGGCAGCGGCGGCACCGTCACCACGTCGGGAAGTCCTGCCAGCGGCAATCTCGCGAAATTCTCCGGCGCCACGGCGATCACGAATGGCGATTTGTCGGGCGACGTTTCGACCAGCGGCACTCTCGTCGTCACCATCGGCGCGAACAAGGTTACGCGGGGGATGCTCGCTGCAGCCGCCAACGCGACGATCCTCGGTGCAACGGGCGCGGGGAACGTCACCGACCTGACGGCTGCCCAAGCCAAGACGTTCTTGGCGATCGCGACGGGGGACGTATCCGGACTCGGCACCGTGGCGACGCTCGCATCCGACACTGACACGCTGCTCTCGGCCAACAGCGACGCGCGCATCGCCACGCAAAAGGCGGTCAAGGCATACGTCGATACCGCCGTAGTCGGGCTGCTCGACTTTAAGGGCGACCTCGATTGCTCGGCGAACCCAAATTATCCGGCGGCATCGAAGGGCGACGCGTATTCGGTCAGTGGCGCGGGCAAGGTTGGCGGCGCTTCTGGCAAGAGCGTCGATGTCGGAGATGTCGTTGTCGCCAAGGCCGACAATGCCGGAGGCACGGAAGCTTCGGTCGGAAGTAGCTGGTTCGTCCTCGAACACAACCTCACTGGCGCGCTGCTTGCGGCGAACAACCTCTCCGATCTTGCCAGCGCCTCCACGGCGCGGACCAACCTCGGACTCGGCACCATTGCGACGCAGGACAGCGGCAGCGTCAGCATCTCTGGCGGCACGATTACGGGCATCACCGATCTTACTGTGGCTGACGGCGGCACAGGCGCGTCCACA